AATACTTTATGCACAGGATTCAAAGATCTAATGGTAGCTTCCAGAAGGGTGTCGAGGTTCATGACACTATGGATTCTGCTATCCTTGCGTTCTGGGGAAGAATGAAGCTTGGTTATGGCAAAACCGACAATGATTATGTTTCCTGCAAAATCACTGATGAAAACGGGAATGTTGTCATGCCGTATAACATGACATGGAAACAGGAATCTGAGCAGGAAGAAAACAAGTACTTCCTTCATCACGTTTATCTTGATGACGAAACGTATAACAAGGACATCGATGTACTTGATTCTGTCGATGATGCTTATGGCAATTTTGCCGCAATGATGGAATACGGATACAATAATCCGGTTCATCCGAAAGTTTCTTTCGTCTCATGCTTCATCACTGATCTGCTTTCCGGTGGAATGATCATGATGGATGCGACCTGGAAGAAACCGAATGAACCGGAACCGGAACCGGAATCTGTTGATTAATTAAGCGTAGATGCGGCTATGCTCCCTCTGGAGATCACTCTTGTCTAGTTTCGCATAGATCAGAGTAGTCTTTGGTTCGGAGTGTCCCATCAGAGCTTGGAGTGTTTCCAAACTCATACCTCCATGTAAACCGCTTGTAGCAAACGTATGTCTGAGAATGTGCGGATAAACATGCATACCGGAACGTTCTGCAATATGTGTGATTTCATTCTGTATTGCCTTCGGTGACATGCGATTGTGTGGATTTCTAATGGTCACAAACAGCGCATCGTTGTTGTCAGTGCGAGATTCTAAGTACTTCCGTAAGGATAACTCAGATTCAGCGTTGAAAAACACGATGCGTTGTTTATTTCCTTTGCCATGACGAACAATGACAGAACGACTATTCCAGTCAATATCATCTTTATTGAGGTCACGAAACTCACTTAAACGAATACCAGTGGAGAAGAAGAAATCAACCATTGCCTTTTCTCTGATCGTTTCACAATTCCACCTGAGTATTTCTAATTCGTAAGAAGTCAGTGGCTTACGTTCTTTCGGCTGATACTTAATATGCTCGATCTTATCACATGGATTACGAAGAACGTAATCATTTTTTACTAACCACACAAAAAATGAGTTCAATATTCTTCTGATATTGTCAATATAAGAATCCGAAGCTTTCCTGTTTTCTTTGCAAAAATACAGATAAAGACGGATATCGTTTGTTGTTATATCTTGAAATGCCTTCTTCGTCATTGTAAAGAAATCGATAAGACGATACTTATACAGTTTTAGCGTATTGACGCTTGCATTTTCAACCACTTTACTGGCAATGAAAAATTTAACTACTTCTGGAATACCATCTGTTGTAATTATTGCAACAGGTTTGCGTGAAACATCATAATCAGCCAATGTAAGATCTAATACAGACAGAACATTCTGCACCTGATCTTGTGATAGCTTTGATAGCAGTTTTGTGGCCATATCGTTGCGAAAGTTTTCAGAAGAGTCAACCATGTTAGGAACACATCCTTTCTTGCATCTTATAGTCAACAAACGTGTGTTGTTGACTCGCCTTAAGTCAACAAAATGATAACCTCGTTTTTGAGATTTTACAAGCCCCTAGATGTTGTATCATTCCATTGTATACAAACACTATTTATTGATGATGTATAATAAATGTGTGTCATGACTTAGCAGAAATGCGTATGCATTCCAAGTAACGATTTAGGGAGGGTGTATATGAATTCTGCTGAGTATGTAGATGATCTGATTCTAAGACTAAAAGCTGAAGGAAACTCACTTCAAGAAGTAGCATGGAAGGCGGCTCTTGCATGTGTGGGATGGCCATATGTATTTGGAGCCAGGGGGCATTGGTGCGATCCTAGCAACAGACGATACTTTTATTCTTCTCACGGAAATGAACATCCGACCATCAAAACAAGTTGCAGAAATTTCAATGGCTCTGATAATGACGGTAACTGCTCTGGTTGCAAATGGTGGCCATCAGGGAAAAGAACGAGATGCTTTGACTGTCGTGGATTTACATATTGGATTTTGAAACAGGTGTATCATTGGCAACTAATGGGAGCGGGAGCAACAAGTCAATGGAACACAGCATCCAACTGGAAAGCAAAAGGCGAGATTGCAACCATACCAAAGGATACTCTGTGCTGTCTGTTCGTTCGGAAAGGTAACACGATGGAACACACTGGTTTCGGATTCAATAACGAGACTGTGGAATGTTCTGTTGGCGTACAGTATTTTGAAAAACGCAACAAAAAATGGACTCATTGGGCAGTCCCTAGTTGCATCAATGAAACTCCTACGCCTACTCCTGATCCTGACCCTACCCATAAGCCTACTTTGCGAAAAGGCGATTCCGGTGAGTATGTCACACTGTTTCAGACGAAACTGTATCAGCTTGCATATGATATTGGATCGTCTGGAATTGATGGTAAATTTGGGTCAGCAACAGAAAAAGCAGTCAAGGAATTTCAGAAGGACAACGGCTTGCCTACAGATGGGATAGTCGGACAACAGACATGGGACTATATTGACAAGGCAGACCCAAAGAAATTGTATACAGTGACTATTCAGCACCTCCCGTACTACAAGGCCGAAGGACTTGTGAAGCAGTACGATGGCTGTTCCTACATGACACAGGAAGGAGGTGAATGAAGATGAGTATGTTTCAAATACTCTCCGTTGTAGGCGTTTCTGGAATTATTTCTGGATTGGTTGGCGTATTTATATCATTATACATCAGAAGGCCAATGGAAAAGAAAATTACGGAGAGTGAGAAAAAGGCAGAGGAAGCCAAACTTCAGAGCAATGCTATTGAAGCGCAGAATAAAGCCACCATGCTAGGTGTCCAGGCATTGTTACGGGATCGTTTGTTGCAAGCATATAAATTCTACAATGCCCAAGGTTGGGCAGACTATGACGAGAAAACGAACATGGATAACCTGTACAAACAATACGAAGCTCTTGGCCCGAATGGAATCATGCATGATAAGCATGAGCGATTTAGAGCTTTACCGGATTATCCACCAACAGAACACACTACTTTACAGATTGGAGGACTTGCACAATGAATTGGGGAGAATGGTTTAAGGCTGCGCTGATCAGAGCTATCAGAACTTTTGCGGAAGCCATGCTTGCGTACATCGGAACTGGAGCAATTGTCTTGGGAGATGTAAACTGGCTTGCTGCACTCTCTGCGGGTGGATTCGGATTCGTGACTGCTATCCTCTTGGCACTGACTGGACTGCCGGAGGTTGGAAAGGAACAAATGACAATCGAACCTCCTGATGAGGATTAAAAAATTCTGGCATCCCACTTTCGGGATGCCTTTTCTATTACGGCCTTTTGCCTTTCGTCAAACTGTCGTAAGAGCGCACTTTTTTATGACTGTTTTATAACTGTCTTACACACCGTTAGACTGCCTAAAACTGCGCTAAAATGCACTAGCCACAGAGAAAGAAAAATCCCCGGAGTCTTGATTTTCAAGGCTTCCGGGGAAGTGAGCCCGGCGGGATTCGAACCCACGACCTTTTGATTCGTAGTCAAGCTGAAAAGTGACTTCTGAGCCTTGTATTTCAACGGTGTTCGTTTTGTAACTGTGTCAAAATAACTGTTTTATAACTGTCCATTCATCGTTTCGATGGCTCTCTGTTCTCGTTCATCAGACAGATGGTCATAAATCTCCAGAATCATTTTTTCGGACGCATGGCCACACCATCTCATGCATACACGGATATCGATTCCTCTGTCTCTGCAATCTCTTGACACAAATGTATGTCTGAGATCATGCGGACGAAAAGAAACATCGTGCCATCCTCTAAGACGATACTGTTCCGCTTCTTCTTTTGAAGTTTCCTTCAATAACTTCAAATACTTATTGTATTCATCCTGATGACTGTCCTTCCATTCCCTTGTGAGATGCCACCACCTTTTTTGACAGCCGTTATAGGTAGTAGACAGATCTGTCATATATGATTGCCATGCCCGTCTGAATGCTGTTTCTGAACAGATTTTTCCATGATCATCAGATAGAATATACTCTCCATCTGAAAGGCTATCGTAAAACGGCTTTAAAACATCAAATAACGGCACTTTACGTACAGATGACTCATTCTTCGTCTTATCTATCACAGGCCTGTTATTGACAAATCTAACCGCCTTATTTACGTTGATACGGTTTTCATAGATATCGTCCTTTGTCATTGGCAGAATTTCTTCTCTTCGGAATCCACCATGCATCATAAACATAGCTGCTCTCTGACACCTATGAGGAGTTTTTTCGATCAGGTCAACTTCCCACTGCTCCAAAGACCTGTGACTGCCCTTTGTTCCAACATGTGGTTGAGCAGACTCAGACAGCAAAGGATTGCTTTTGCAATATCCATTCTCAATGGCGTACTGAAAGAATGCCTTGTACATAAACTTGGCTTTTTTAATCTGTGATTGAGACTGACCGACAAATGCTGTCCAGACATGCTTGATGTCTGCCGGGGACACTGCTGATACAAGCTTGTTCCCGATCATGTCAGTGAGTTTTTCCATTAGCGAGACATATTGATTATATGTATTCTTTGCCACATTAGCTTTAGCATCCGGTAACCACTTTGCAACCAGATCAAAAACTGCTATCGGTGCTTGCTGTTCTATGCCATGTTCACATTCGTATTTATAATCGTCACGTTTTTTCTTTGCTTCGGCATCTGTTTGTCCGTAGAACTGTTTCCCCTTATACCAGTATCGATAATATCCATCACTGCGTAATGCATTCTTAGCCATTGCCATACTCCAAATAATTCAGATCGTCTAACTCATCGTTGAGAATGTGATCTTTTTCGTGTTCGTATGTCTTCTGCCTTTTTTCAAACGGCATCCTGGCATTTAAGACAATAATCGGATTCCCGTCACAGTCGTGATAAACAAATCCATTTACCGTTGTCGGTAAATCCTCGACAATCACTCTTACATCATCATTCATCGTAGTTCTCACCTATGATCCTGTCTGCAAATTGAATCATGAAATCAATGTCTCTGTCAGACATCTTTCTGCTCTTATCAAACAGAAGGCCAAGTTTAGGATTCTGATGCAGAGCTTCCAATCTGTCATTGTCAGCAGATGGATATGGCTCAACATCAATCATTTCTTCAAGAGGTATTCCTAGCACTTTCGCATATTCAGCCGCCGTATATACATTTGGTGATCGCTTGCAGTTTTCATAATTGGATATCACCTGTTTTGTTGTGTTCAAAAGTTTTGCTAGGTAATCCTGACTCCATCCTTTTTCTTTTCTGATTCGTCTCAGGCTGTTCCCAAACTTTTCGGTGACTGACATTTTCTTTCACTTCCTTAATATAATCGGCCGATTCGGGACTTCATACTATCATGTTCTGTCATAAATTTCAAGACAAAAAAATAAATTTTGGAAATCTGTCATTTATGTGTTGACAAGACGCAAAACAAGTAGTAGTATACCAATGTCAACGAACGAGCAACGAATCCACAAGATAAGGGGGTGAAAGAATGCAAAAAAATCTTGGGCTGAACAGCCTGATTCGTGGACAGTTTCCGAATGATTCCGCTTTTGCTGATCATATCGGATGGCCAAGGCAACGTTTAAGCCGCATCCAGAACGGTGATCAGAAACCTACTATCGAGGATGTGGAACAGTTGGCAAACGGTCTGAATGTTCCGTTTATGATGGTCGCTAAATTTTTTTTGACCAGAGAGTCAACGAATGGATAACTTTTGAGGAGGATAGCAATGACTTTGACCGGAGAGCAACTTCAAGCCATTAAGCAACTAGTGAATGAATGCAAGGGAATCTCAAACCACCTTCGTCAATATCTCATCGATAACGATCTGTATGACCTGGAAGACATTTCGGTAGGCATTTCAGTAGTTCCGAGGTATGCATTCGCAGTGGAAGCCATCGTGATTGGCAGAACTGATTCAAAGACAACGGGGTTTTGCATGACTGTCAAAGGAGATGTTAATGATGAATGGCGTTTTGATGAGAAATACACCTCCGATGAATATAAGAAACTACTTGATCCAGAAAAGTACGGAAGCGGAGATCAGAAAAACGGAAATGGAGAAAAGCCTTTACCTCCTGACGGTTTGTGGCTCAGTGCTTCTGACTATCGTAATCCTGTGGATAGCGGGGTGTAGGTAATGACCATCTGGTTGAACCCTGATCAGGTAGCAGAAAGGCTTGGAATTGCAAGGCGAACTGCTATGGCTCTGATGAATGATATGCCGCACAGCGTGATCTCAGGAACTCAGCGCAAGCGAATCAGGGTAAGCGAGAAAAACCTGGACGAATGGGTTGCAAGGCAAAGCAACAGGGTTGCAAGCGTGAAGATATCCACTGCGACTGGAAGCAATAGAAGATTGGAAAGGAGGTAAAACCATGAAGCGTAGACGATTCAGAATCCTTCCTCTGCTGAACATTCATGGCACATGGGATCGAAAATGCAGATATCCGACTGTATTGGATGTGGCAATGGATGACGGAAAATTCATCAAGTATTCCATCGATTATCCGGTTCATCTGAATGTCGAAAAACATGGATGGAACAGTGGACGAACTGTTATTGGGTATCAATACAAAAGCCATCCGCAATGACCAGTTGCAGATGGCAGATGGGGTGATATGCTCATCCGAAGAGAGGAGCATATAACAATGACAGCCTGAGTATATATCAGGAGAAAGGAAAAATCAATATGGGAATTCCGGTATTGTTGATGGGCGAAAGCGGAAGCGGAAAATCTTCTTCCCTTCGTAACTTCAAACCCAATGAGATTGCAATTTATAACGTTGCAGGAAAACCGCTTCCGTTCCGTGGGAAGTATCCGATGCTGTTTACGATTACTGATCCTTCCAAGATCATTGATTCGCTCAGACGGAACAAAGTGGATTGCTATGCCATAGATGATAGTCAGTATCTAATGTCTTTCAAGCTGATTGACAAGGTAAATGAAACCGGATACGGCAAGTATACGGAAATTGCCAAGGATTTCAAAGAACTTGTAGAAACCGTTGTCAGAGACACTTCACCTGATACTATCGTGTATTTTCTGCATCATACTGAGCAGAGAGATGACGGTCATTTCAAGGCAAAAACAACCGGAAAAATGATCGACAATTGGCTTACTTTGGAGGGGCTGTTCTCCATTGTCCTGATGACTAGAGTGAATGAAAAAAAGCATCTGATCGTAACTCAGACAGATGGAACGAACACTTGCAAGTCTCCGATGGGGATGCTTCCTGAGGAGATGGATAATGATCTGAAAGCTGTTGATACTGCCATTCGTGAGTATTACGAACTGAAACCGCTTGGTTCTCCTGTTGAAAAGCCTACGAAGCAGAAGGCAAATGTTACGACAACGGATTCTGTTCCTGGAGGTAAATAACAATGAAGGAAAAGAAAACGAAAACCGTACATTCGGACAAGTGTTCCAACAGGACTCCTGATTGTTTCGCATTCGGTGTATACGGAAAATGCAAGGCATGTAGTGATACCAACTTCAAGCATGGCTGTCCGTTTTACAAAACCAATGAACAGCGTCAGAAAGAGCATGAGCAGTCGATTCGTAAACTTGAGAACATTGGTCGTTATGACCTGATCGGCAAGTTCGGAGAATCGGAGAACCAACCAAGAGTTTGGGGTGAAATATACAATGGGTAAATTCGATAAAGGCGTATCAAAGTACACTGTCTGCAACTTGGATATTAATGTGTACTTTCCAGAGAATGAGGTTATGTGCAGATGGTGTCCTTTCCTTACCCATTACGATTCAATTGAGCGGGATAAATGCTCCCTGACTAATGAGATTCTGTTTACCAAAGAATTCACCGGACGAAAGTGTCCGCTGAAAATAATCAATGATGTAGATGTGGAGGATGCAGTAAATGAAACCAACGTATGATGGATTTGAAGCGAGACGGAGTAATTTTATTCAG